TTGCCAGTGAAGGTCGGGGAGGCGAGAGGGGCGTAGCCTTGGGCCTTGACGAAGGCCGTGGTCGCGATGCTGGTGTCGTTGTCGGCAGTCGCAGGGGTGGGTGCGGTCGGGTTGCCCGTGAAGGTCGGGGAGGCGATGTTCGCCTTGAGGTTGTCGGCGGTCGTCACGAAGGCCGTGGTGGCGAGGGCCGTCGTCGAGTTGCCCGCCGTTTGGGTGACGGCAATCGTGCCAGTCGGGAGACTGGGAGTTCCCGTGAAGGTCGGGGAGGCGAGGGGGGCCTTGAGGTTCAAGACCGTGTTGAGATCCGTCTGGTCGGAGAGGGTTCCGGTGATCGCGCCCCATGCAACGCCACCGCCACCCGAGACTGTCGCCCACTTGAGTTCCGTGCCGTCGAAGGACAGGACTTGGTTGGTCGTCGGGGCCGTGGCGTTCAAGGTCGTCGCCGCCGCGTTGGTCAGGGACGAGATGGAGAGCTTCGGGGAGAGCAGCGAGTCGACCGAGGCTTTGCTGTAAAGGTTGATTGCCATGTCTTAGGAAATGATGAGTTGTTCCCACGCGCCGTTCTTTCGGACGTAGGGGGAGCCGTCGGAAGGGGCGTCGGTGAGAAGCCCAGCGGTCGCCGCCGACTTGTTCTTCCAGAGGGAGGTTGCGGACTCGTAGACGAGCAGGTCGCCGTTAGCCACCGAAGCGATGGCGACGTTGTGCAGTTCCTCCAGCTCGTAGCCGTTTTGAATGCGGACGAGGACGGTCCCTTGGTTGACGTGGACTCGCTCGACGATGCCGATGTAGACCATGTGGTTCGGCGCCGATGGCTTCGTGGTCGTCCAGGCACCCGCCGTGGTCGGGCTGAGGTAGAGTTGCTGGCCTTCCGTGTAGGCCGAGGTGTTGAGGTTCTCGACCAATCCGAGGACGCAGACGTAGCCGTTCTGGTTGTTCGTGATGTCCGTGATCACGATGCCGAAGGTCTGGGCGGAGGTCGCGTCGCCCGTGGCGATGGCCTTCGTGACCGTGACCTTGTTGCCGGCACCGCCGTTGATGTAGACGACAGTCCCCTTGGCTAGGGTCGCCCCCGTCTCGTTGCGGACCTGTGCCCGCACTTGGGTCGTCGAGCCTGAAGGGAAGCCGAAGTCAAGGACGGCGTTGAGGTTCGTCCCGCTGTTCGTGACCGTGGGAGTCGCGTCAGGGGCGAGAGCCGTCACCGTGCCGATGGCGATGGTCGCCGCAGGGCCGGGGGTGCCGAGTTCGGCGGACAGTACCGCGGGGGCCGTGGCGAGGACGGAAACCGACAGGGTGCCCGTGGTCTCGGCAATCGTCACCGAGAGCGTCCCCAGGACTTCAGACGAGATGGAGATGGGCATCGGGGATTAGTCGGTGACTTGGTCGATGACGTTCAGACGCATCGTCTCCGAGTAGAAGATGGTCGTCGAGTAGGCGAACTTGATGTCCCAACGGGCGTTGCCGAGCGTCCACTTGGTCGTGTCGGGAACCGAGGCCACGAAGGACAGGCCGTCGCCGGCTACGGTGATCGTGCAGGGGTAGGTGTTGTCGTCCGAGTCGATGATGCTCGAGGTGATGGTCGTCGTCAGCAGGTTGGCGGGACCGCCCGCTTGGGGGGTGTAGGTCACGGTGCCCGCAAAGGTCGTGCCGCGCTTGAAGGTGACGGTGGTCGAGCAGGTCATGGCGTCTTAATGTTGGCGGGATTGGAAGGGGGGCGTCAGATGGTGATGCTTTCCGTAGGGTTGGCCCCGCCCGACCACTTGGTCGACCCGGTGTAGTTGCCTTCCCAAGCGATTTGCTCGGTCTCGTAGTCGGGGGTCGTCCACCATGAGGGAGGCGTGAAGCCGTCATCTTCCCAGCGATAGGGGCCTTCGTAGAAGATATTGAAGGGGATGGTGATTGGGCCGACGAGGTGCTGCGTGACGACCCAAGAGGTGGTCGCGTTGTTCCAGGAGATGGTGGCGACGCGGAGCCGCTGGCAGTTGTAGTTCTTCAGCTTGTTGACTTGGTCGATTTCGAGGTTGCCGTTGATTTCGTAGGGAGGGTCGGGGATGCTAATGGACACCGGGGCGTACTCGAAGGCGTTGGTCCAAGTCTGGCGATCGCAGTCCCCTTCTCCGAGCCAAGGGGTGGTCTTGGTGTATGCATCTCCGCCGACCTCCATCAAGGCCGCGTAAGGGACGCCAGCCAAGAGGGTGCCGCTGGCGATGTTGTAGTGGTTGAGGATGACGCTGAAGACGTACTCCTTGGTCGTGGCGGGAGCGACAGGAGGGACAAGCGTGAAGGTCGCCCCTTGGTCGATGAGGTCGTTGTCTGCCGTGACCGCAGCCGTCTTGGACCCGGTGGGGTAGACCGCCATCCCGACCAAGTTATACTCGCGGAGGCAACTGAGGAAGGAGTTGTCGGCGGTCCGGCAGATGACCCGCATCTTGGAGAAGATTGCCGTGTTCGTGCCCGTGGGGATTTCAACCTCGCCACCGCCGTCTGGGATGACGTTCGAGGGCGTATCTCCGACCAAGGGCGTCCAGACCTGATTGATGTCCAAGGTCGTCCCGCTGCTCGACGCGCTGAACGAAAGCCCGACTCCTGGTTGGATGCTCATCAGATGTTCGTATAAACCTTATTGGACCAGCCGGTCTTGGAGTAGCGGATCTCGTAGTTGATTTTATAGAGTGCGCCGAACTGCTCGACGTTGACCTGGGAAAGAAGGTTCTTGTGGCCTACTCCAGCGACCGTGCCGATGGGCGCCCATGCAGGAAGCAATTGAAACGCAGCCCCCCATGAGGTCGTCGCGGTTGCCGTATTGAGCAGGGCCAAGAGGGCTTGGACGTCCGCAAGGGTCGTCGAGTAAATGACGCCGGAGTAGGAGGTCGTGGACGCGAGATAATTGGTCTTGCCGTAGAGGCTGGGGAACGATGGGTCGACGAAGCCGATGAAGCGACCGCCGTTCTGAGACTCAAAGCATGACCCATTGGAACCGATGTAGGACTGCGTGTCCTTGATGGGTGCCGTCTTGGTTTTGACGATTGGGCCAAGGCTGCTTTGCGTGTACGGACCAGCCCCGGCGATGACGCCAGAGAAAAGAGGGTCAGCCGTGAAGAAGTTCGGGTGCGAGGTGATGGGTTCGCTCGTCAGGCCGTTTGCCGCGGAGGTGTTCGGGTTCGTGCGGACGCCGCTGTTGACGGACGGGTCGATGCCGACGTAGTCCACCGTGACGGTGGCGATATCCAGGGCGTCCCAGCTGATGCGCCACTTGTCAATTTTAAGGTAGGTGTAGGACGGGTCGGGGTGGGCCGTCCCCTTGACTAGGAAGGCCGTGAGGGCGGAGGTCGTGTCGGCCTTGTAGACGCTGACCGAGGTGTGCAGGCCGAAGCCGTCCGAGACGACCGTCCAGCCGGATTGCAGGATCGGTGCGACGAGGTCGTTGCCGGTGTTTACGATAGCCATGGGAAATTAGTTGCCGCCCTTGAGCAAGGCAGCGCGGGAGGGTGAGGTGGATTTCGTGAAGTCGGTTGGGACGCCGCCACCAGATCCGCGGCTGATATTTTCAAGTAGTGCTGTCTGCTTTCGGGACTCTTCGAGCTGGGCGGTCATGGCTTCCATGACAGGGTTTGCGCCGACTCCGACGATATTGCCAAAGCCTTCGGGGGTCTTGAATGAGGTCGGCCCGGTGGGTGGTGGTGGGTTCTTCTTAGCCTCTTCAGCAGCGTCTTTAGCAATGATAGCCTGCACGGTGTCTTGAACATTCTTGTCCTTGGACATATCACCGCGCACCATGCTTCGGTAATAACCAAGTGTGATATCGTTCTTTAATTTGTTATTCTCCTTTTCCATCGCATCATTGAACCAGTTCTTTTCGCCGGGATACTCATCAATTTTTTCCTGCACTAATTGTTTACCTCTTGGGTCTTTCAATAAAAAGTCACTTGTGACTTCCTCGCGGGTCAATTTAGCTTCTTCTTTTGTTTCCTTGGCCTTTTTTTCGTTGGCTTTCCTTTTCTCATAATACCTATCCTCTGCGGACATCAGCTCGTTAGTGTCGTTAAGGGCGGCTTGGTGTGCCTCATCTCGCTTTCTCTGATTTTCCGCGATCATCTTACCAATCAGCCCAAGGACGGTGCTGAGGATAGCCATCGGACCAAGGAAGGACAGGAAGATGTCCTTGAATGAGGTGCCAAACTTCTTGCCTATGTCACCAATCTGCTTTTCGAAGGAAGAGGTCGCCGACTTGGCCTTGTCCATGGCCTGCGGGACGTCGGAGGTCGTCTTGATGTTGAGTTCCAGGGATTGGGCCATGTTAGTCGGTCTTCTCCTTTGCAGGATTGGAAGCGGACGCGGCCTCCTCCGATGCCATGAAGGCTTCCTCCTCGGGTGTCATGATTGCCACCTCGGCACCCTTGCGGATGGCTAGGGCTGAGTTAAGCCAGATGGCTTGGCATTCCGGCATCTCCCATGCCCGCTTCTCCTCGATGCCCGAGGCGATGAGATTGGCGACGATGGCGAGGGGCCAAGGGACGCCCTTGTTGCCTCCGCTCTTACTGTTGTCCTGTTCCCAGAACTTGGGCCAGTCATGGATTAAAACATACCCGGCAAATGCCTTGAGCATCTGCTCAAACCTTACTGGATTATGGTTGAGCATTGAAATGCGTATTTTGTCCCGCCAAGTAATCTCCCCAAGTGGTTCCTCGGCGCATACCTTGCAGGCAAAGACAAGGTCGGCGGGGGAGACCATGCCTTCGCCCATAATCAGCGGGGACTTGAAGGCCATCAGCCTTACGCGGTATTTAAGGCACCACGGATAAAGCGAACGACCCAGCAACTTGAAGGGAGCCGGGTCGATGAAGGCGTTCAGGAAGCGGTCGTCCATTCCTGGACTATGCCCCTGCCGTCCGCTGGGTCAATTAGGGCGTGACGCCTTCGTAGTCGACCGCCGTGATTGTGACCGAAGTGAAGTCCTTGTTGGAACCCTTCTGGGAGACGCCCGTAATGGTGCCGACGTAGGAGGTGGATTTAGACCCGCTCGGGTAGGCCGTGTCGGCGTTGATGGTGAAGGAGAAGGAGTCACCAATGGTCGGCATGGTCGAGGTCTTGCAGATGCCGTCCACGGTGATCTCGGTCTTGCGGTCGTCGTAGCGGGCGGTCTTGGTCAGGCCAGTCTCATCAGCCACCGTGTTCGACAGGTTGAAGGTGGCATTCACCGAGTAAGACTGCACGAAAAGGTTCGAGACGGTGCCATTGATGCCGAAGAGGCAGGTGGTTCCAGTAGATACGGCGGCCATTTGTCTTTGCCCTGTTTGGAATAACTATCAGGGGGCGAGGCAGACCATCACCGAGAAGGAGAAGGCGGTCGCCCAGGAGCGTTCGTCCACCCCTTCGTCCTCGGACCCGATGGTGACGTCGTAGCAGGACGCGTCGGCCCCAGCCGTGAAGGCGGCTTGGATGCTGGTGAGGTCTCGCATATTGCCGACCAAGGCGGCGCAGCGGAGGCGGTGATCGGCGAGGGTCGTGTCGTCGGCGTTGGAGAAAAGGGTGATGCGGACCGAGCAGTCGTAATTGCCAG